CTCATGCTCCAATATTACTGATAGCATTAGCAGTTGGTGTACTTGTAGGAGTTATAAGGCATTTCGGCATTACATCTCAGCAAGTAGTTGGATTTGTGGGCGGATTATTTGGCGGTTTAGTAGGATTCTTAGTCAATATTTTCTTATTTTTCTATAACTTTATTGGTCAAGTTGCAACATTTTTACACAATGTATTCCATGATCCGGTCTTTGCCATCAAAAATCTTTTCTATGGCATGATTACAAATGTCATGGGCTTTTTCCAAGGGCTCATAAATGGGATAATCGATGGTTTAAATGTTGTAATAAGAGCTGCACGAGCAGTAGGAGCAAGTGTAGAAGAACTGCAACATGTAGATTTTACCTCAAAGATAAAAGCACCTACATCAAGTAACAAGAACGTGAGGACGTGGGAAAATAAATATGTAGATGTAGGTGATTTCTCGCAAAAAGGCTCTAAATTTGCCTTGGAAAAGCTGGATAACCTGAACAATACACTTGGAAAATTCAAAATTTCAGGTGGCGGTGGAGTGCCTTCTGTCGGCTCTGCTGCAGCAATGGGCGAAGGTAAAAATATAGGCGATGTGGGAAAAGTCGGCAAGGTTGGCTCTATAGAAAAAGATGTGAAGATATCTGATGAAGATATCAAAATGCTGTACCAAATGGCAGTTGGTGACAGAGTTAATCAGATAAATCTGACAGTTGAAACAAAAGCACCAAAAATTGTCAATAACAACAACATAAGTCGTGATGTCGATATGGACAATGTCTATGAGAAGATAGCTACAGCACTATCAAATGAAGCTAATATTTCAGTTAAACAAAGCTATTAATATGTAATTAAGAGTAGAAAATGCGAATTCTACTCTTAATTTTTAGGAGTCAAAAATGTATGAAATCTATATCGGAAGCTTAAAGCTCCCCCTACTTCCTGAATCTTTAAAAGAGGATATCAAGCGTGATAACAAGCATTACACAATACTTGCAGCAGGTGAAGTAATAAAAGCAGGAAGAGCAAAACTAAGGACATGGACTATAAAAAGTACGTTTTACCACGAAGACATTGATGTGACAAAAGCAAGAGACTATCTTACTTCGCTTGTAAACTCAGAAAAACTGTCTATAAAGCCAGTAAGATTTATTGTTAATCGCTATAAAGACGACGGAACGCTTACATTTGATACTAATTGTCTTGTTTTGATAGACTCTATATCTTTTGAAGATAAAGCAGGAGAAGTTGGAGACCTTAATTATGAAATTAAGTTAGTAGAATACAAAGAGTTTGGTGGGAAGAAGCTGAAATGAGAATAAGAGTGCTTGTTATAAACAGAAAAAAGAACGTATACGACATAAGCAACGCTATAAGCTCAAGCATAAAATACACAACGGTTAGGACAGGCTCAGCATCTACAATAAGTTTTGATGTTGTAAAATCGGGACAGATGTCATTTCACGAAGGCGACATGGTCAAAATATTTGTAGACAAGAAACTATACATTGTCTGCTACATCTTTGCTAAATCGAAAAAAGAAGATGTAATTTCTCTTACTTGCTATGATCTACTGAGATATATGCAGTATAAGCAAAGCTATAACTTTAGTAAAAAGACAGCTACTCAAATTATAAAGCAAGTAGCGAATGAATTTAAAATCAATATTGGAAACATAGCTGATACTATCTATATCCTACCTGATAAGATTTATGAAGATAAGACTTTACTTGATATAGTGACAGATGCTTTGATGAAAACTACAGTCAAGACTAAGAAAGTATATACTCTTTTTGATGATGCCGGGAAACTCACACTAAAAGAAAGTAGTAACATGATAAGTAATTACGTGCTTGGCAACAAATCACTTGCAACTACTTATACCTATAAGACAAGTATTGAGGAGTCTTATAACTACGTTAAACTTGTAAAACCAAATAAGAAGTCTGGTAAAGGCGAGACATACATAGCCTTTGACGATGATAAAGTGAAAAAATGGGGACATCTACAGTTTTACAAAAAAGTAGATGAAAACTTAAACGACGCACAAATAAGAGAGATGGCAAAAAACTATCTCAAATACTATGCAAGAACTAAAAGAACACTGAAATTAGATTGCCTTGGAGTAAAAGAGATAAGAGCAGGCTCAGTTGTGCTTATTGATATACCTGCTCTTGGTGATATAGATTTGAAAAAACTATTGCTTATTGAAAAATGTACTCATACCTTGAGTGAAAATCAGCATACAATGAGCTTGGAGATGAATGTAATCAATGATTGAAGTAATTAGAAATATTATAGACGAACAGATGATATCTTTTGGATTGACAGACCTTGCAATAGGTACAGTAGTATCAATAAGTCCGCTAAAAATAAAGCTTACAGATAGAATAACGCTAAATGAAAATCAAATATTACTGACAGAATTTGTCCTTGAAAAATCGTTGAAACTTATACACAAGCACGGTGTGAAAGGCGTGAAAATAAGTAAGTACACGCACACCCACAAAGTGGAAGGTGCAACAAAGAAGGAACAGGAGCATTTACATGGTATAGATTTGAAGACAAAACCTGACGAACACTCACATGATGCAGAAATCACAATAAAGGACAATCTTGGAGCAAAAATAATCATCCAAGAAGGTCTGAAAAACGGAGATAAGGTGATAATGTTAAAGACCGAACAAGGTCAAAAATATGTAGTGTTATCAAAAGTTAGAGATAAAAAATCAGTAATTATTGATTGTATAAGTGGTTCTTGGGATTGGAGTTGATGAAATGGAGCTACTACCTACATTTGATGTATATGCAGATGATGAACTTATAGCCAATACTAACGGCAATATAGTCCATATGATTAAAGATACATCTTCTTTATATGGAACTGTAGATGATATAAATGCAGTTAAACAAGCCTGTTTTTGTATACTTGCAACGGAACAAGACATACACAAAATATATGACAAAAGTTACGGACTACAGACATTTGACCTAATCGGAAAGGACTACTCGTATATTGCATCAGAACTCAAGAGAAGAATAAGAGAAGCACTTATGCAAGATGACAGAATAAATGATGTCAGAGATTTTGTTATTGAAAGAGTAAAAAAAGACGGTATTCACTTGTCATTTGTAGTTGAATGCAACTATGGAGACATCTCAATGGATAAAACAGTAAAAGTGGTAGAGGGGGATAGCTGATGACCTATGAAAAGATTTTAGACGATGCATTAAAGCGTGTGGACAACAAGTATTCAAAAAGGCAAGACAGTCCAATTTTCAATGGCATTGCTCCTGCCTGTTACGAAATAAGCAAAGTTTATGAGATCATGGAAGAACACTTAAGACAAAGTTTTGGAATGACTGCGAACGGAGTTTATCTCAATAATCTTGTAAAAGAAGTTGGACTTGAGAGATTTGAAGCAACGTATGCAATAAAAAAAGCTGAGTTTAAAGATGAAGATGAAAGATTGACAGATATAGATTTAAACCTTAGATTTGCAAAAGATGAGTATTCATTTGTGGTAATTAAGAAGATTGAAAAAGGCATATTTTACCTTAAATGTGAGCAGTCAGGATCTAAAGCAAACGAAGTAATGGGTGATATACTTCCTATCGACAATGTAAGTATTGCAAGTGCTAAGATTGTCGCAAATGTAGAGCTTGGCACAGACATTGAAGATGACGAACATT